CTTCCGGCCGCGAGGTTCGATGGCGACCCGCTTTGATCCCCGTAACGCCCACAAGCAATGCGCCTACGACAACATTTACTTGGAAGGATTGAGCTACGAGCATGGGCTAGCGATTGACCGAAAGTATGGCAAGGGAACCGCCGCCCGGCTCTACAAACTTTCAAAGCAGACGAAGCAATGGGATGTGAAAGAGCTTGAGCAACTGATTAGCGCCGCCCGGCATTCCTACCTTGCGTACACGACCATTTACGACGAACTCACGCGACCGAAGAACTCAAAAATAGGATATGAACAGGAATCGCCCCACCAGAGTGTTCCGTATTAACCGCTATAACCTTCCATCGCTTCTGCCGCCGAATAACGAAATCGCCCTGCTTCGGGATTGGGTTCCCGTCAAAATTTACTTCCGAATCCCGATCAGTTTGTACTCCGTCGTATTGATAAACAATTTGGCTCGCTTGTGGCATTTTTCCCTCCTTGACGTATCGCGTCGCCATTCTACAATTTAAAGTAATCCACCCAAAGCATGAAATCCACGAAGTGCGAGGCGTGCAGACAGGGCCGCCACGAGGATTGCGACGGCACGATCCCGCGCGGGTTCGATGAGGCGCACGACCGCAAGTGCGAATGCGTCCACGACATCAAAGAACGACATGACCGCAAAACACTTTAAAGCATCACTCAGGCTCATAGCCGTCATCCTCATCACGTTCGTGAGTGCCGTTTGCATTATTGAGATATTGATACACCTCGCATGAACTATTTTTACGAGCTCAGCCGCCGGTCCAACAAGCACCCCTGGTATAGGATCTGGCACCGGAGCCGATTCGTCCGCGATCTCTTCCTAGCGTCGTGGAACCTGCGATATCGACTGTGGCTTCGCTTCGCCAACCGCCATAAGTTGTGGCTCACGCTTGACCAGGAATACATTGAGTCGCTCCGCGGCGAACCAATTTGGCCCCGATGAGCAGGAAGTACGACCGGCAATATCACATAAATAAGAAGGCCCTCGAAATCATCGAGGACCCGTACACCCTTTTCATGCTCGGCTCGAAGCTCATCCGCAAGAAGCCAAAGCTGATGCCAAGGTTCGTTTGGAAGGCGTTGCTCTACGTTGCATTAGCGCCCAGCACGAGGAAGACGCACGGTGACGTGGATAACAAACGTTTAACCCACGAGTTGAGCGATACCAGCAACAATAATCGCCAGGATACTTAAGAAGTCGCCCCCATATCTTACGTACCGTTCGCGCCCCCTCAATTCCTCACTCACCTTTTCAACTTGAACGTCCATCAGTGTTCCCACATCCCTCGCATTGGCTAGAAGCGTGTTCACCCCTTTCTCAAGTTTCGACTGTTGATCTAGATTGTCCAGCTTCTCATTTTCGTCGTACATCCGGCCGTAGTCTTTGAGATTTCGACCCGACAGAGCTATATATTCACTTGTGACGGCCTCAGTCTTCATCAAGACATCATGACCACCGATCATCTCGAAGACGAAGGCTAGCTTTTGCTGTATTCGTTGCTTTTCCTCGCCCACATCAGGGGACATTTTTGTCCCAAGGGCTAGATCTCTACTGATAACGCTGTTCGATGTGTCGTCCCATCGCTCGCGTGCATGGTCTAGGATCTCGATCTTTTGTGTTAATTCCTGGGCCGAGATGCTGCTTACAACAAAAGCTGCCACCGCAACCACCACACTGAGGAGTGTCACACCGATGTTTTTACCGGCCATCGAACAATCACCTCTCCATTGACGTTCTGCGCCGAAATTGTATGCTGAAGTCACACCCGCAACAAGCAATGGCCGCGCCGCGCCCTCTCAAACCCCAACACGAACTCTTTTGCCAGCTCTACGTGAAGAACGCGGAACTTTTCGCCAACGCGACCCAGTGCTACGCCGAGGCGTATGGATTCAAGCTTGACGAGCTTTCGCATGAACGCCCGGTAGACGCAGAAACCGGAGAACAGATCGGCAACAGCGACTTCACGATCGCCGAAAGAACCTGTGCCGTGAACGGCAGCAAGCTACTGAGAAATACCAAGGTTCAAGAACGTATCACGCTATTGCTCAACGAGATGCTTAAAGACGTTGTCGTCGATGCTGAGCTTGCTAAAGTCATTCTGCAAAACGGCAATCCTGCCGCCAAAATGACTGCGATCCGCGAGTACAACAAGATCCGGCAGCGCATTACGGAGAAGGTAGACCTCACTTCAAACGGCGAAAAGATTACCGGCTTCCAATACATCGCGCCTAATGGTAATCAAGATAGCGCCAACTCCTAAGCAGGACGCTGCCTGGCAGAAGTGGCTTGATTCTTTTACCCGCTTTATCCTCTTCGGCGGCGGCGCAGGAGGAGGCAAAAGTTGGTGGATCTGTGAAAAGCGCTTATATGAGGCGTACGTTTATCCTGGCCACCGCGCTTTCATAGGCCGCAAAGAGCTGAAGCGCCTCATGCTTTCGACGTTCGTGACCTGGAATAAAGTCTGCCAATTCCATCACGTTCCAAAAGAGGATTGGTGGCTCGACGGCAAATATAACGTCATTCACTTTAAGAACGGCTCCACGATCGATCTCCTGGACATGGATTTTCAGCCGGGCGATCCACTCTACGAGCGCTTCGGCTCGCTTGAATACACGAGCGGCGACATCGAAGAAGCGGGCGAGATCCAATTCCTCGCGTTCGATGTAATCAAAGGCCGTGTCGGACGCCACATGAACGCCGAGTTTGGCTTGCTGCCGAAGATTGGTCTTACCGCCAACCCCTCAAAGAACTTTCTCTACCGGCTGTTTTACAAGCCTTGGAAATCCGGAACACTTCCGGACCAGTATGCTTTCATTCGATCGCTCTACGGCGATAATCCGCACACGAAAGTCATTTATGGGGCGCAGTTGAACGAGCTTGAGGACCGGATTATGCGAGCTCGGCTTCGCGACGGCATTTGGGAATACGAATCAGACGGGTCGCTCATGGATTACGACGCGATCACCGATCTTTTTTCTAACCCCATCATTGAAGCAACCGACAAATATCTTATCGTCGATGCCGCCAGATTTGGCGGCGACCGCATCGTCTTTACTTTTTGGAGAGGCTTGCATTGTTACAAAACGGTCATCAAGACCATGCAGGGCACGGACAAAACCGAAGAAGACATTAGGAACTTCGCGATCACCGACGGCATTCCTTATTCGCACATTCTCGTAGATGAAGACGGCATCGGCGGCGGCATTGTTGACCACTTGAAAGGCATCAAGGGCTTCGTCGCTAACTCCCGGCCGTTTCCAGATCCGGACAAGCAGCCTGAACACGGCGAGGAGCCGAAACCCGACAATTTCGACAATCTGAAAGCGCAGTGTGCGTACAAGCTCGCTGACAGAGTGAACACGCACCAGATTACCGTCACCAATTCAAATGAGACCGAGAAGGAAATGCTGATTCAGGAACTTGAGCAAATCAAGAGCAAAGACGCGGACAAGGACGGTAAGCGCAAGATTCAACCCAAGGATGAAGTCAAAAAGAATATCGGCAGGTCACCGGATTACGGCGATTGTCTCCTGATGCGGATGTTTTTTGAGATTCAGAAACCGAAGACGATTATCGTGCCACGCCCGACTACCGGCCTCGTGAAGCCATATCCGGGGATGGTGGCGTAATTGGCGCTGAATATATTTGACAGTAAGTCGCTCCTGACTATACTCATTCCCGTTAAAGACTACTCACCCTAAGAAAGGAGTAACAAGGTATGAAACACACCATTCGCCTGTCATTGTTGATTGTATTTGCTGTTGTTACCACGGGCATGCTCGCATGGACCCAAGAATCGTCCCAAGAAACGAAAAGTACCGCGCATCCTGTTACCTGGGAGCAGATGGTTGCAAAGATTCGCGCCGTACTCACGCAAAAGGCCGATAAAGACATGAAAGGTCTTGTCCCGGCTAAACCTGAAGCGCCAGCTTCACCCAAGTTCTTTACCCTTACCAAGGCCGAAGCAGTCACCCTTGCCAAACTGGGAAAGTCGGACGACGGTAAGACTTTACAGAGGGCTGATATGGACGTTCCTGGCGATATCATTCGCGTGGACTATAGTTGCAGTGCCCCATACGATCGGTGCGGCCACACGTACCCTTGTGATGCTACATGCGGCTTGAATCAGTCATTGGTGAAAGGTCACCACTATACGTGGTGGACGAAGACCGATGACGGCAACCCAGATGTCTTGTACACGTTCGCGGTTCATTACAGCGCCCCTTAGTCGCTTTACGTAACAATCTGCCGGAGAGCGTTTCTAAACCTATACTTTCCGGCAGAGTTTTGTCGCTGTGCCGTTAATCCACTTATCCCCAGCCCTTGCACTCTTATCGCAAAGTCCTACACTGAAAGCAAAGCCGAGGTCGAACGGCCCGCCCACCAATGGCCGTCCAACCCCTCACCATCGACCAAATTTCAAAGAACCTCATCGCTGACCGCCAATGGCGGGAGCGCAGGCATCCGCAAATAACGAGCAATTACGAGCTCTACCGCGACACGGTCATCGTGAACCGGCTCACGCAGCGCCAGAGCGTGAACGTGCCGTACATGAAGAAGACGCTCAAAACGTATCTCACGCAGACGAACTGGCCTGTCGACAACTATTACGAATCGAAATCAAACGACAAGAAAGCGGAGCTGTTTCTCAATGCTTATTGGGACGAGTGCGTCGAGCGGTTAAAGCTCGACATTTTGGAAGAGATCGACCGCAAGCAGGAGTGGTTGGCCGGCCGGTCGTGGATGAAGCTCAATATTATCGACGGCTGGTTCTATGCCGAGCTCATCGACTGGTTCGATGTCTTGATCGACCGCTTCGCGAACCCGTGGGACATCCAGACCGCGAAACGGATCACGCACGTCGGCATTTACCGCAGCCTCTCCGACATCGAAAAGAACCCGCTCTATGACGCCGGAGCGAAGCAGGAACTCCGCAACTTCTTTGCGACGAAAGCCGGATTGATCCAGGCGGGACAGAACGCGTTGATCGTGGCCGATCGCTCGCAACGGATGCTCGATATGGGCGTGCCGGATGTGCTTCTCCCGCTCCTCGGCGAAACGTACGTCGAGCTGAACGAGATGCAAGTCAAAGTCTGGGATGAGGCGAAGCAGGAAGAAGTCGTCATGGTCGTCGTCACCGCGAACTCGAACCAGATCCTCATGCAGAAGCCGTTGCGCGACATCTTAGGCATCAACATGTTTTCGTGGGCATCGTGGGCGGGCGATGTCGAGCGCACCGATGTCTACTCTGACGGCGGCGCCGATTCGGTCCGTGGCCTGAACCTTGTCGCAAACGCACGCTGGAGCCAAAAGGTTGAGAACGGCACGCTCGTGAATTACGGGATGCAATTTTACGACTCGACGGCGAAGGAAGGCTGGACGCCGGTCGGTTATGACCCGGCTCCGTTTGGCTTCTATCCCTTGCCGGGCGATCCGAACAAGATCCTGAAGACGGTCGAGATCGCCGAAATGGAGGATGTCTTCAACGAGCTCAACTTCATCGACGAGGAAATCCAGGGCGTCTCGGGCGCGACGGCGATCGAGTCGGGCGACCCAGACCCGAACGCGCAGGGTGCCCAGCAGACCGCGCAGGAGATCCAACTCCTCGCCGCGAAAGCGAAGCAGCGCGCGCAGAACGTCTCGAAGTACCACAAGCGCTATTGGGAGGACATCGGCAACATCTTCGTCGCTTTGGTCACGGCAAACGGCAGCGACATGGCAAAGCCCACGCTCCATAAGAAGGGTCCGTCCGGCAAGTACTACGCGAAAACGCTTGATCTGAAGCAAACCTACTCGAAAGACGGCTACAAGGTGAAGGTTGGCTCGAAGGCCGACAAGGAATCGGACGCCTTGCAAATGGTCCAGAAGTTACAGGTTGCCACCCAGCAGTTCCCGAACAACACGCCGCTCCAGAAGATCTCGAAGCAGAAGACGCTTGATTGGCTCGGCCTCACTCCGGAAGAGACGAAAGAAGTGATGAACTTTGACGATCAGCAACCCGCGCTTCCCATGAATCCAAAAGCACCGCCCGGCGGCCCGCCCGCTCCGCCAGGTCGAGCGCCTCTCCAGATTCCGGGTCGAGTTCCCCAGCAAGTCGCAGCATAAAAATTAACTATCACTTCAATGCAAACCCCATTCATAAAACTTCAAGGCTCGCGGACCGTCGTCGCGACCGCAGGACAGCGCGTGCAGCTTAACGCCACCTCAACGCCATGCGGCAAGTTGACCATAACGGCGCTCAAATCGAATACCGGCGAGATCGTTTTCGGGGATTCGACGATCGTCGCGGCCTTCGGTTCGCGGAACGGCACGCCGCTTGAACCCATGCAATCCGTCGATATTCCAATCGACGATCTTTCAAAGGTCTGGCTCGACGCCGAAGTGAGCGGCGAAGGCGTTTCCTACACTTGGCTTTCCTAATATGAAACACCTTCTCAAGTTCATCATCCCCGCCGTCATCTTCGGCACGATGTTCGCGGGCGTCGCGAACGCCCAGGTTTACACGCCGCAGTACTTCATCAAGAACGGCACGAGCGTTTACCCGTTGAACCCCGCGTCAACCACGCTCGGCACATCGACCACGAACGGCGCGTTCAACAACCTCACGATATCCGGCACCTGCACGGGTTGCGGCGGCGCATCGACCTCGACCGTGAACGGCGTCACCGGCCCGAACTTCACGTTCAGCATCGTCTCAACCT